GGAGAAGCGGCATCTCAGGAGTCTCATAAGCTCCAGTCCCTGGTTCGATTCCAGGTCCCGCAACCAGTTTTTTACAAAGGCAAAAAATGAAACTAACTGACAGCCGTGGTCCCACAGTAGATACAGAAAAATGTGTAGTACAGGCAGGAGGCAGTAGGTTTGATCTTGTGCTGATAGCCACTGTAAGAGCCAGAGAATTATCTCGTAGACACAAGGCAGCAGGACATACTACTCAACTAAATGCTCCCGTAAGTGCATTGTTAGACGTTCAAGAAGGCAAGATAGGTCCAGAATATCTTAAAAGAATAGAATAATTTCGGAGTGTGGCGCAGTCTGGTAGCGCACCTGGTTTGGGACCAGGGGGTCCAAGGTTCGAATCCTTGTACTCCGACCAAAGTCAACCGATAAGTAAAAGTAGTGCGGGATTAGTTTAATGGTAAAACAGCAGATTTCCAATCTTCGGTCAAGAGTTCGATTCTCTTATCCCGCTCCAAGGACATAATGCAAGTAATAGATCAAAATGAGCTTGTTCGTAAATTCAACTTCAGAAGTGTTATTACTGAGGAAGATGATGCTGCGGCCTGTAATATCATAAAGAATATTATAGCTGACGGCAATTACTTTACTAATAGTCCAAAGTTCCAAACCAAAGAAAATATCTTTAGCAGGTCAGAAGCTGTTTGGCTAAAGTATCGCATGAGTTTTATGTTCTCGGTGTTTATGTATCTAGGACGTGAAGTTAAAGTCTCTGAGATGATGGCTTGGAGTTTTATGACCAATCTCCAGGGTGCCGAAGATCGTGAAAAACTATGGCATCATCACTGGCATCCAAAAAATCCCAACAGTAAGATGCTCAGCGGCATATACTATCTGCATATTCCTACTGATGTCAAAGACCGAGACTACTGCGGAACTGAGATCGCTCCCAACGGTGCAGAACAAGATGGCAAGTATTTCATCACTCCCACACTAGGTCACTGGATCATTTATCCCAGCAACACCTGGCATCGCCCGGGCATCGTGCAGAGCGATCAATATCGCTTTGTATTGGCAGCAGACATAGAATGCTCCTATAGTTAAATGGCATAACGCATCCTTGGTAAGGATGTATTTCAAGTTCGATTCTTGGTTGGAGCACCACTTGACAAATTGATATAATGATAGTATAATAGTCGTATGTATAAAGTAATAAGCAAAAATAAACTAACACTTAATATGTGTCCTACATTGGGCGAAGCAATGGCCTTTGCCAAAACCGTTGGTATGTTCGTAACCATCCAAGGTGACGAATTTGAAATTGTAGGTGTGTTTGGAGTAGACAGCGTCAAAGACGGTTTCTGTCCAGATGGTATTAGATACGATTGGAACAAAGCAAGTCGGATAGGTCGAGTTAAAAAAGAAAGATTGACATGAATGGCCAAAGAAGATATAATTGAATTAACCGGGGCGGTAGAAGAAGTTCTGCCTGGTAATATGTTTAGAGTCAAGATGGATAACATGTCCACTGTAATACTCTGCTATACCAGCGGTAAACTCAAGCAACACAAAATTTGTATTATTCTAGGTGATCGTGTCAAAGTAGAAGTTAGTCCTTACGATCTCAGCAAAGGTCGTATTTCATACAGATTATAAAAGGAGTCGCCATGCCTTGGATTCAAAACGTAGCACTGAGTGACATCCGTAGAGGGTTGCATATTGATGCAGGCATCAACTCAATGCTGATCCAAATCTGCGATCCACCCGGGGACTTCCCTACACCGTTATACAAGTTCAAAGAAGTTCATCAATTTCAATTTTTGGACATCGAAGCCAAGGACGAATGCTTAGACGAAGCCATGCGTTGCAGTCAAGATCAGGCCGATGAGTTAGTTCGACTGTTGCAACACGCACTGGAAAACAGTATGAACGTTGTTGTGCATTGTCATGCTGGCGTTTGTCGCAGCGGGGCAGTCTGCGAAATTGGAGTTATGCTAGGCTTCAACGATACTGAAGTATTCCGCAGTCCTAACCTCTTGGTCAAGCATCGTATGATGAGAGCCCTGGGTTGGTTATACGATGAGCAAGAACCTCATTCTATCAACGGAGTTACTTTGCCTTCCGGCATAGTTATTCCGGCTAAGACCATAGATTGGACCAACGACAACGAAAAGGTCTTTACCCTTGCCTCAGAACGTAGGGCACGAAGAATCAAAGAAGGTGATGTATGATTAACTTAAATGTATTTGAATTAAACAAAATTAAAAAAATCTGTGAAGAAGTTGGTACAGAATACTTTACACTGGCACAGACAAATACTTCCGGTATTGGCAGTGTTCTTACATTCACCTACGAGACAGAAATCGCAAATTACCCTGCCACAATATCCATCGAAGTATCTGGTGTAGAAAATTGGTGAATATTGTACTCATAGGTGGAAAACATTTTGGATGCCTAGCTCTGCATCTTTTAGCGAGCAAAAGCGACACAGCAATACAACGAGTTATTGTTACAGAAGAAGATGATCGGTTAGGTAAACTTTCAAAAAAATTAGATTACGAACTGTACGTAAGTAATCCAACGTTAGTAGATGCTGATGCAATACCAGATACCTGTGATCTAATCGTTACTGCATATACTCATGCTCGAGTAAGTGGTGCAGCGTTGTCAAAATCTAAATTAGGCGGAATCGGATATCATCCTAGCCTGTTACCTAGACACCGAGGAAAACACGCAGTCGAAGACACAATAGCTTGTGAAGATATAATTGCTGGCGGAAGTGTTTATCAACTATCTCAGGAATGGGACCAGGGCAATATCTTAATTCAAGATTGGTGTAAGGTTCAACACGACGACAATGCCGGAACACTTTGGCGTCGAGATCTTAGTCCCATGGGTATTAGACTGCTGTCAACAGCCGTTGATGATATTATTAAGAACGGATATATCATTTCCAAACCGCAGGTGTAGTGTGGCTTTTTAGCCACTTGACAGTTTGGTTTTTCTGTGTTATAATATACAAATACTGAGAAAGCAAGCAATGGAATATCTAATCGAAACCCGTAGTGAACGAACCAAGGCGTTGTTTAAAATTATTGTTCCTAGGATGCTCAAAGAGCTTAAACTAGAACGTAGTCGTAAAACTCTGTTGATTAGAGTATGCAAGGGCGATCTAGAAGGACAGGAAGGTTCCACAGTTCCGTTAGACGCCATTGACAGCTATGTTGTATTGATCAAACCTAAAAACTTGAAAGACATGGGGATTACACTTGCTCACGAGATGATTCACGTTAAGCAATTAGCCAAAGGAACATTAAAACAGGTAAATGGAGTAAATTATTGGAAAGGCAAGCGTTATCGCAAAAATCATAGGTATTTAGAGATGCCGTGGGAAGTTGAAGCGTTTTCTAAGCAAGAATTACTTTTTCGAAGAACATTAGAACGATGAAAGGAGGGCATGATGCCTAGCGTATTTTTAGTCAGCGACACACACTTTGGACACACAGGTGTATGCCGCTTCACCCGTAACGATGGTGTTACAAAACTTCGTCCTTGGGACTCGGCAGAGGAAATGGACGAAGCTATGGTTAAAGCGTGGAACGAGCGGGTAAAGCCCACTGACAAGGTCTATCATTTAGGAGATGTGGTTATTAACCGCAAAGCATTGAAAATCTTACATCGGTTAAACGGTGACAAGGTGTTGATACGTGGTAACCATGATATCTTCCGTGATGACGACTACCGTCAACACTTTAGGGAACTTCGTGCATACCACGTTATGAACGGGATGATCTTAAGTCATATTCCCTTACACCCAGAATCGTTGGGTCGTTTTGGTACTAACATTCACGGACACACTCATGCTAATCGTGTTATGTTGCCCGGGTTTGGCGGCAAGATCACCGACATAGTAGATACTCGTTATCACTGCGTTTGTGTAGAACAAACTCCTGATTTTGCTCCTATTTTGTTTGAAGACGTGATTGCACGTATTGAAGCAGAAGGAGGCAGCATAGGATTTAAGTCCGGAAACGGGCCTATAGCAGATTAGGACGTAGTCCTATTTTAGCGCCAGCCCTAAGGCGCTTATAAATGAGGGGGAAATAGCACCTTAGGGTGCTATTTTTTTGACTCTATGTTCTTATATCAGCGGCATAAATACTTGTGATAGGAATAATTCCAGGAGTAGAAAATATGCCCTTACAGATTCGCAGAGGCACCGAAGCAGAACGTACAG